ATTCTGCTTTCTGAGGAGCTTCTAAATCTTCCGTCGGGTCATTGATAAGTAAAAAACTGACTGTAAATAGAAAAACAAATCCAAGAATTAAGTTGAAAAGTAAATCAATAAAAGCCAGGTTGCTGGTGTATTGATATCTTCTCATTCAACTCCATTCTCAGCCATCACTAACTGACTTTTAATTAACACACTACTAATCAATCCAATCAGTGTGGTAAGTAGAGCGGTTCCCATACCATTTGCCATTTGTCCTAGGCTTTGTTGAACTGCTACAGTATCTGCAATATTCAAATTACCAAATACAGAATAAAGCATGTAGATGAAACCAATCACGGTTCCAATCATGCCCAAGCTGATACAAAGTTCACTGATGAACCATTCTTTTTCATAAAATACGACTTTATTATTTCGAACCTTATTCCATAATTTATAACCAATTACGATTGTGGTTGCTACAAAAAGGGCAGCAATAACGATTGTGAGTTTTGTGAGGTCGTGTGTGTATATAAACATACCGAAATTAAAATACCAGGCGGTCGCTACGCCTGCAACAATCAATGTAATTAACAACCACCATTTCAAAAATGTGTTCATTAGGTTCTCCTTTTATTGAGTAGTATTAGCGGTCTCTTGATTGTACCACTGTTCTCTTTCTTCTTGTGTGTCATAATCACTACCTTTATAAACAAAGGTTTCAAAACCAAAATCATCAACTTCATTATAACCATAAATTTTGATCAATGTATGTTCATTAGCAGGATCATTCAGTGCTGATCCGGCTGATTCATCTTGAATCGTACCAGAAGTTTCAGACAAAATTCTTTCTGAAGTTGGACCAGCGATGTTAATTTTATCTTTCTTGAGTAAATCAGCACTCGCACCTGGAGTCACAATTGTATGTGTCTCAATTAAAACTGTATTGACTTTTGGATAATCTTTGATTGGTGGGAAAATCCACGATTTGGCAGTCAGAGACAAATCAGCAATCAATAATCTTCTTTCTTGTAAACCATCATATTGATCTTGCCAAGTCACACCATTCAGCATGAGCGGAACATCAATATCAATCTTCATTTCAGGTATTGCTCGATATGTTATATTTAGATTGGGCGCAAAGTAAGGAAGTATTTTTTCAACAAGTTGTGTCAAATCTTCCGCATATTTTGTCACAATTGAAACAGAGAAATCAAAGTTGTAAGGCACTGCATTATATTGAAGAAGAACATCTTTTTTATTCTTCTCATCTTTTGTAGGACGACCACGACCACCTGTTTTAGGCATTTGTCTGGTTGAATCATAATTCAATCCTTCAAAAGCAAATCCGATACGAGGGAGTGTGTAGTTTGAATTCTTTGTTTCAACAGAGGGTGCTTCACGAACTAAGGTGAGCAATTTATCACGATTTGCAAAACTAATAGGAACACTAATCTTTTCTTCAATATCACCAGTCTTATGATTTTTACGAACAAGAATCATTTTTGAAAACAATGATCCAATAATGACAACAAGATTACGAATCGTCTGATGATATTGATCCTGTTCATCGACGGTGTTTGTGAAAAACATGATGTGTTTATGCTAAAGGATTATTTGGATCCCAATCAATCAATTTTTCGCCTTGGTCTCGAAACTCTTCATTTGTTTCTAAGTGTCGAATTTCTTCTGACTTATTATCAATATGTTGTATCATTTGAGTGACTCGAGCTTTTGCTCCAGACTTCTCACCAATCAGAATTTCTTCAGGTTCAAATAAGCCATTTAAATGTGTGATTGAAAGGACTTTCTTTCTTGGATAGAATTTTTTGACATCACCAATAAAGCCGGTTGTTTGACCTGTCACTCTTTCGTTTGTGGCAAATCGTCCATCAATGTCATCAAGGGGTATATCAAGACTATAAATTTCTTGGTCCGATTCATCAATTTGCTTAACGTTTGTTTGAATTTGTTCGTGACTTGGTGTGTAAAGCTCACAAGACAAACGATAATTTGGAAATATACCTGCTTGTAAAAATCCAGGCTGTTGATAATCAACATATGTGATCGTATATAGCCTGGCATCAACTGGTAAAAAAATCAAATCACCTTCATGAGGTCGTTTTCGATCAGGAACTTTTGTCTCATCAAATCTTCTTTTTGAGAGAGTCAGTGTGATTTGTTCTTCAATTTGTAGACCAAATTTACCCAGTAGTGCTTGACCCACATAACCATCTGTTTCTTCCATCAACATTTCAATCAAGTATGCGTGTTCAAATCTCTGGTCATCATCTGAACCCATCAAAACATCATAATTGAAATGTTCTTTTGGTAGGTAAGATACATTCATTCCTTTGATTTGAATAATCTCATCATGTAAATCTTGTACTAAATTTTGTTCACCTCGATAATTATAATGATTGAAATGAATGTTGGCTTTCATTTGTTTTGACTGAGTATACTTCTTATTTGTGATTTGAGAGAATTGAATGAATCCTGGTCATTATTTTTATATGCTTTTAGAATTTCTTGGTAAAGTTTTTTTACTTGAGGATTTTTTGTTGACTCAATTGCCTTTTTCAAATCATTTTGCATCTTACTTGGTGAAAAGACTTTAAATTTTTCTTTATCAATTGGCTTATAATTTTTTAGTTCTCTTACATCAATTCCTTCGGTAATGGTTCGAAACGATTGAAAACTTTCTCCTATCGATTTCTTTTCAGCAGATTTTGATTCAACTTCTGGTTTTTTATCAATTGCCTGTACAGGTTTTGTAGTTTGTATACCACCAAGATGAAGTAATTCTTTTTGCAAATTACGGAGTGGAATAATTTTTTCTCTACCATTTTTTTCAAGTGTAATTGTATCAAAAACTTTTTCTTCTTTGAGCAAAGAGACCGCAAAAGCTGTGGCATAATGATCAAATTCAGATTTAGGTTTAACTTGCTTTGCCTTTTTAGGTGCTTGTTGAGAAGCTTTTGTTTGTTCTTTATCTGCCGAGGCTTTACTTATATCACTAGGTGCTCCTGTGATGGTCGCAATCAAGGCCATTCCTCCGGCCAGTGCTTGTTTCCATTTTTCTTCAAGAACTTCTTCATAGCCTGTCCATTCATTAAGAATGTTACCCCAAGTTCGATAAACAATCGAATCGTTTAGTTCTTCTTGCTCTCTTTCTCTTTTTTCTTTTGCCCTTTGTTCTGCTTTTGCCTTTTTATCTGCTTGAAAAGTTTTAATAATGTTATCAAGAACTTTTGTTCTTTCTTCAAGGTTATTTTTTTGTGCCCATTTTTTTAGACTGTCGCTGCCATTTACTTTATATCCTAATTTTGCGAGTAGATGATAGAGAGTAAACAAATTGTGTTTATTCACCATTTCTCTTTCAGTTTCTGTACTGACCATATTCGCAGCATCAAATAAATCTTTTTCAATTGGTCCCAAAGGTAATTCAACTAAGCGATTATTTTTCATCGCAACAATATAATCTTTACCTTCTTTTTTAAATGTCAGATAGAATTTTGATGTATTCTTTGTTGATGCTTTTAGATAACGAAGAGGGAACTCGAGCTTTTCAACAATTTCTTTAATTTCGTTTTTATATTCACCTTGTTCAACAAATTTTTTGATATAATTCACACCTGAATTGTTATAGAGTAATGGATAAATTGTATCTTCAGATGTGCCAATACCATGTGTTCTTTCGAGTGTAGCAAGAGGTGAGAAAGAACTCTTTGCTTGTTTTGAATTGTCTAAACGATTCTTTGAATAGTTGAGTTGTTTGTCTGATAAAAAACCAGCAGCCTTTTGTGCTGTATAGATTTTAGGTAATTCCTTTTCGCTCAAATCAGCAACCTTTAAATGTTCCATCAATTTATCTTTGACACTTTTTTCCATTTCAGGAATATAAAAATTTGCGATAATTGTGCCATCTTTGAAACAATTCTCTGTAGCTTTACCCTGTTGCTTCTCGCCAATTTCATGAAGTTCTCGACTCAATGTATATTCTGCGGTGCCAATTGTTAGCACTGGATTCTTTTTAGTGGTTTCAATGATAAAATTAGTATAATTTTCTTCACCCATTAGTTCTTTAGGTGGGCGAATTCGATTTTCTATAAAAAATTTATACATTGCGTTATAAAATCTTGTGACTACACAGTTAACAATTATACCTAAACGTTCTTCTTTATATTGTGTTTCATTTGCTGCTTTATTTTTAAGCAAAGCACGAACACCAGCTGGTAGTTTACTGTTAGGTGAATCAGCAGCCTCTGACAATTCATTGAGAACATGCTGATAATAAGTCATGTCATCACAAACAAAAATCTTATAACCATATTTTCCACTACTGATTAGATTCTTGTGGTCAATTGGTTTACCTTTTTCATCTAATGGAAAACGATATCCCGTTGTTGTCTTTTCAAGAAGAACACTTTCATTTGTTTCTTTTTGTTCAGGCTTTTCTTCTTGTTCCAATTGAGGTTGAACTTTTTTTGATTTGAGTTCTTTTAGAAAATCAAAAAATTTTTCTTCAAGAGATTTGTCAAAGCCTTTTTTTGTAATTTTATTAATTGCGTTGTTGATGAAACCCTTGGATGTTCGGTTCATAATCAATGGATGAAACGCTAAATCATTTTGATAAACTCCACGAATAAAGGCTTTACATAAACTTTCAGGATTTTGATTTGCTCCCGCAGAAGTCATATACATTCCTGTTTCACCAGGAAACAATATTTGACCAGAATCATCTACACGAAGAGAACTTTTATCCCATAAAGCTTGTTTTGTGAGTTTATGTCGATTAGCGGCTGCGTCCCAACGAAGACCTGCCCAAAAGTTTTCAGCAGACATCGTAGGTCCCTTATTCTTATGTTTGATACCAACGTATAAACATTCTCGAGAGGGTGCGCCTACTTGAGTTGGTCCGGCTTTTGGTGATGGATAAATGACAAAATATAAGTAATAACTAGCAGCATTGAAAGATGTGTTTTCTTCTTCTTTCTCTTCTTCAGCTTCTGTTATATAAGTTTCAAATTCTTCAAAATCTTCTTTCGACTCGATAGTAAATTCTTTAAATCCTAACATTATTCGTCCCAAAATGCTTTTATGCGAATGCTAATTTTTAATCTTTTCAGAGCAGGTGAATCTATTTTTTCTTTTTTAAAACCATTAGGTATTTTTATACGGTCAAAAAAATGTTCGTATAATTTTTTTCTTTTCTCATTGTCGCCATATTTTAAATAAACACTTACACTTATAATATCTTGAGAACCTAAATCAATGTCCTCTACACTTATAAAATTATTCACAGCATCTTGAATTGTGGCGAGAATTCTTTCTGAAGATTCACGGTCTTTGTTCAATTCATTTTCAAGGTCGCTTGGAATATCAACTATAAAAGTTTCTCTTGCGCCTTCAACTGATTCAAATGGAATTGTGAAATCTTTACCCTCAATACGAAGTTGATAATCATATTTGAGAGTGCGGTCTCTCTTTTTACTCGACGCATAATCATCATAACCCATACGAGTTTTGATGGTGAAAAAATAACTTCTGTTTAGCTGGAGTGATTCAGCCATTTGATTCCTCTTTCAAAAAGAATAAATATGAAATAGATTACTGTAACTATTTATGATTATAAGAAATCCAATATACACTATTTTTCTCAACTTGTCAAGCTAAAAATATCATGTCAGCACAGGCTATTGCTCTACAGAACTACAAACGAAACCCTCATCTGAAAAGAGTGGGTCAAGAAATACCTTTCACCCGTGAGCAGGTTGAAGAATACATTCGCTGCCGTGATGATGTTGTTTACTTTCTGAACAACTACTTTTACATCACCACGATTGACAGAGGCAAGCAAATCATTGAACTCTGGGACTATCAGGAAGATATCATCAACCTGATACATGCGAATCGCAAGACCATTGTTCTGTCAGCCCGTCAGATTTCAAAAACAACAACAGTCTGTGGCTACATTCTACATTACATTCTGTTCAATAGCTCAAAGAACGTTGCGATTCTTGCCAATCAAAAGAAGATTGCGGTCAAGAGCCTTCGATTAATAAAACAAGCATATGAGCAAATACCCCTGTGGATGCAACAGGGTGTGATGGCATGGAATGTCAACTCAATTGAACTTGAAAATGGTTGTGTTGTCATGACATCTGCCTCCACAGGAGACAGTATTCGTGGTGAAACAATCAACTTTCTGTATGTGGATGAGTGCGCTTTCGTGGATAACTTTGACACATTCTGGTCAGCAAACTATCCTACCATCTCATCTGGAACCACATCCAAAGTTGTGATGACATCCACACCAAAAGGATTGAATCACTTCTACAAGTTCTGGACAGAAGCTGAAGCAGGTGTGAATGACTTTGTTCCCTACAAGGTGATGTGGGACCAACGACCAGGACGAGATGAAGAATGGAAGAAAAAAACAATTCAAGAGTTTGGTGAAGAACAGTTTCTTGTGGAGCATTGCTGCCAGTTTCTTGGAAGTACAGACACATTGATTGATTCATCGAAGCTGAAAGAGATGGCAATCGGCAAGCCCATCAAGGTAGTTGACAACATTAAGATCTATCATGACGTCGAAGACGATCATGATTACACTTTAGTCGCAGATGTCTCAAAGGGTCGTGGTCAAGATTATTCTGTCTTCTCAGTCATCGATGTCTCAATGAAACCTTTTCGTGTGGTAGCAGTTTACAGAGACAATAAAGTTCAGCCAATCATCTATGCGAGAATCATTCACAATGCGGCTTTATATTACAACAAGGCACAGGTCCTTGTGGAAGAGAACAACATCGGTTCTCAAGTCACGGATGTTCTTTATCAAGACTTGGAGTATGAGAACATCTTCACCACGGTCAAGAAAGACCAGAAAACAATCCTCTCAAGCGGGTTTCACCGCACTGCAAAAATGGGCATCACCACAACGCCCAGAGTCAAAAGAATCGGTTGCTCCAATCTTAAGATGCTCGTTGAAAAAGATCAACTGCTGGTGACAGATTCCGAAACAATCAGTGAGTTTTTGACCTTCTCCGTTGACGGAAGAGGCTCATATAGTGCTGAAAATGGCAAGCATGATGATTGTATTATGACTCTAGTTTTGTTTGCCTGGATGGTAGACGAAATGTATTTCAAAGAATTATATGAAAATAACATTCGTGAAAATCTCATGAAATATATGGAAGAAAAAGAAAGTGAAGAAAATTATTTACCTTTTGGCTTCCTCAGTAATGGCGTGGATGAATATGATTTTTCATTAGGAAATGACCAAGAAGATCCTCAGGAACATCTTGAAATGCTTAGAAAAAATATGTGGCTGTTAGGACTTGATGAAAAAACTGAAAATTGATAAATATTTGAAATACGAATATAAAAAAAGAAAATGATTTAATATAATTTATTTTTTGATGTGGAAAATTAACCCTGAATACGAAGCATCAATTAAAAGGATACAATATGGCTGTAGATTTTCCAATCTCCCCGGGTATTATTACAACTGAGAACGACCAATCGATTCGTCAGACAGTTGTACCTCTCGGCAGCGTAGGGTCAGTTATTGGCCGATATTCTTGGGGACCTGCGATGGTCCCAACTATGGTTCAAGATGAAAATGAATATGTTGACCAGTTTGGAACACCTCAAGATTCAAACTACATTGAGTGGTTCAATGGAAAGAACTTTTTGGAATATGGTAAAGCTTTAAATGTTGTACGACTTGTCAATGAAGATTCAGCAAGAAATGCTTGTTTCTCTGGCATCGACAGCATTCTCATTCGAAACGATGAAGATTATATCAACAATCTAATCATCGAAGAAGGTGGTATCAGTGACGGAACTGGTGGCGCCAGCATCACACTCGGAATGAGTCCTGCTCCAGGACCATGGATCGCAAGATATCCTGGTGAAAAAGGAAACACTCTTCGTGTTGACACTTGTTATGCTACAGATTACGGTCGTATCATTGAACGATATGACATGGCAGGAATGGAATTAGGTAGTTTAGCAAATACAAATGCAAATACAGTTGTCAATCAAATCAAGTTTGATGCCATTGGTGGAAATCAATATAATGTCACTCTCGAATGGAATAATGGTCTTGGAGGAAATACCGCACTCAACATTTGGGGTGGTATAAATGGCTACTTTGAAGAAAGTGCTGATGTTCTTGCAGATGGTTCTTTATTGAATCAAGAGAAAGTTCTTACATTCAAGCATGGCTTAGATGAATACAATATGCTAATTACAAATGTTGATTCAGCAAATAAAAAATTCACTGCTTATGTGAATCGTTTTTCTGGTGGACATCCTCCTGCTGAATTGAACATGCTAGGTACACCGTTAACTACGTTGACAGTAAAACCTCGTTCAAAGTTCAAAGAATTTTCATATGATGCAAAACGACATTCACCAAATAACTTGTTTGGAAAGATTCACTTCAAAAACAATGAGAGAAATGTTTATGGTGTGGGAACCGCTTTCACAAAGCAAGTTTCAAAAGGTGATGTCATTACAGTCGCCGGACAAGGTGCTTCTGTTCTTACTGTTGATTCTGATTCAAAACTTACTGTTGCCCGCCCACTTGTTGGTGACTATGAAGCAAATACAGCACAGCCTTGGACAAGAGAATGGCAGTATGCAAATTACTTCGCAAGTGAACCAGCAACTTCAAATCACATTCGTTTGACAAACGGTGATTTATCTGCCCATCACAATGACCAATTACATGTAGTTGTAATTGATGAGGGTGGAAAAATTACAGGGAAGAACGGTGAGATTATGGAAACATTTGCTCATCTGTCTTTAGCAAAAGATGGTAAAGATGATTATGGTGTTCCTACTTACTATGTCAATCGTGTAAACAATGGTTCAGATTGGATCAAATGGTCTAATCATGCTCTGACTGCCGATCCAGATAATAACTGGGGAGAATTGACATTGGGTTCTGTTTTCCAAACATATAATAAAATTTTGAATCCACTTGGAAATAATCTCAGTGCCGCAACATTTGCTGGTGGTAACAATGGTTCAACAATCAAAAATGAAGATATCATTGAAGCAATTGAATTGTTCAAAGCAAAAGAAACTTATGATACAGACTTTATGCTCACTGGATGGACATATGACCTTTTATCTCCTCTCAACTATCATCTTTTGATTTCAAAAATGATTCAAGTTGCAGAAGAAAGAAAAGATTGTGTAGTATGTGTATCTGGTGAATATGGTGCTATCTGCCGAGGCAAAGCAAATGCTGATGATATCACTCAAAATTTCATCAACTGGCGTGAAGCAATTATTGATAGCTCTTATGCGATCATGGATGGTAACTTCAAGTATCAGTATGATTCCTATAATAACACATATCGTTGGCTACCGCTTTCTGGTGATATTGCTGGTTTGATGGCAAGAACAGACGAGGAGCAAGCTCCTTGGTATTCACCCGCAGGTATGTCAAGAGGACAAATCGCTAATGTTGTCAAGCTTGCATATTCTCCATCTCAATTAAATCGTGACGATCTATATACAAGTCAGATCAATCCTATCGTGACTTTCAGAGGCGAGGGAACTGTTCTATACGGAGACAAAACTCTACAAGTTATTCCAAGCGCATTTGACCGTATCAATGTTCGAAGACTATTCATTCGTGTGAAAGATTTCATTGTTGTAGAAGCGAGGAAAAAACTATTTGAATTCAATACACCTACCACAAGAGCAGAATTTAAGCGATTGTGCGCTCAGTATCTTGACCAAGTTCGTAACGACCAAGGTCTATCTGAGTATCGTGTAATTTGTGACGAAACAAATAATACTAATCGATTGATTGAAGAAAATAAATTTGTTGCTGATATCTATATCAGACCAACATATGTAATCAACTTCATCAAACTTAACTTTACTGCGGTTGGTCAGACAGTTGACTTCGCAGACCTCGGTGTATAATAAAGGAGTCTAAATGCCAATTAGCGTAACTAAACTAAGAGATAAACTGACGGGAGGTGGAGCCCGTCCATCATTATTCTATGCTAAGATTAATTTTGCAAATATTCTTGGGACTAACGGCCTCGGTGAAAGTATTAAATCAATTGTAGGTGACAATTCACAAAACATATCCTTTTTTATGAAAGCATCACAAATTCCAGAAAGTTCTCTCAATGCTGTTCCTATGAACTTTCTTGGACGAGAATTCAAAGTTCCATCAACAGATCGAACTTTTCAAGATTGGACTGTTCAAATCATCAATGATGAGGATTTCCGAATTCGTCACGTCTTTGAATCATGGATTGAGCATGTCACACCAGGCGGAGCAATCTTTGATACTAAATCTGTTTTTGGTCCAAATAATACTGTTTTCTGCGATATGGAAGTTCATCAGCTAAAGAAAAGTGGTGAAGTTTCATCTTATGGTACGCCAGGAAATGAGCAATTTTATGGTTCTTATTATTTCAAAGATGCATTTCCAACCAATGTATCTGGAATTGATCTAAGTTGGGATACAAAGGATACAATTGAAGAATTTTCTGTTCAATTTGCGTATCAATTCTGGGAGAAAATTCCTGTACCATCCGACAGAGCTGGATATTCCGATCCTAACGGCACAAATCCATTTACTGGCAATGATGCGAAAACTTGGGCTGACAGGGCTTCATCAACAGCTAGTGACTCAAGCTCAACAACTGGCACTTGATGATTATTTGATTTTATATTTTGATTTTTCAACCCACACCTCTCACGGTGTGGGTTTTTTTAGGTCAAAAATTGCGAATGATAAATATTGATATCAATATTTCTAATTTATTCAGGAGTTTATATTCATGGCTACATTATTTGGATGGAAGTTTGAAGAACAGAAAGACCGTGAAGAACCGAATCTTCAGGCGTTTAGCCCGCCTGACTTTGATGACGGCTCCGCCATTGTCGGCGCTGCCGGTGTATATGGTACTTATCTAAATTTAGACAATACCTTTACAAACGAATTTGACCTGATGGCTCGCTATCGTGCGATGTCAATGCAACCTGAATGCGAGTTAGCAATTGATGAGATTGTTAACGAATCGATTACATCTGGAAGAAAATCATATCCCGTATCCATTGAACTTGACTATCTTGAAGACTATTCGGAGATGCTCAAGGAAAAAATTGGTGATGCTTTCTATGAACTAATGGATAAACTGAATTTTAAATATATGGGTTATGAAATCTTTCGTAAGTGGTTTATTGATGGAAGATTATTCTATCAAACGTTGATTGATGTCAAGAATCCTCAAAAGGGTATTCTTGAATTGCGACCGATTGATCCATTCAAAATCAAGAAAATTCGAGAGAGAAAGAAGACAGAGGAAGAAACTACACGCATCGGAATGGATGAAATCAAAATCAATCAGCAATATAATGAATACTATCTATATTCTGAAACTGGTGTTTTTAATCTTGAAACAGAAGGAGATCGAAAGAATGTTCTGAAGATTTCACCTGATTCAATTGTCTATGTGAACAGTGGTCTATTAGATGAAAGACGCAAGAATGTAGTTTCATATCTACACAAAGCATTTCGTCCAATGAACCAAATTCGTATGCTTGAAGATGCCGCAATCATTTACCGTTTGAGCCGTGCGCCATCAAGAAGAGTGTTCTATGTGGATGTTGGTAACTTGCCAAAAGCAAAAGCCGAACAATACATGCACTCACTGATGAGCCAGTATCGTAATAAGATGGTCTATGATAGCAAAACAGGTCAGTTGAGAGATGACCGCAAGTTTCAAGCAATGCTCGAAGACTATTGGATGCCCCGGAGAAATGGCTCGGCAACCACGGAGATCGACACAATTCAAGGAAGTGAAGCAAATTTCACTCAGCTAGATGAACTTGAATTCTTTCAGCGACAATTATTTCGTTCACTGAATGTGCCCATCTCAAGAATGCAGCCTGAAGCTGGTTTCTCATTAGGACGAGCAAGTGAAATCTCAAGAGAAGAATATAAATTCATGAGATTCATTGAAAGATTAAGAACACGATTTTCAAATTTCTTTTTAGAAATTTTAAAACGACAGCTAATTCTGAAGAACATTGTTTCAATGAAA